TACGACCACCGACTGGTTTTACTGCTGCGCAAAGCGGCACTGTTTGACCAGATGGTAAGTAAGCGCCAAGGCATTAAGCCTGTGGTGAACAATGGCCCACGAACAGCCAAGCCTGGTGCAGCTGGTCGGGTTTCGACAACAACTGAGAGTGTGCGAGCAAAGCAGCGTCTTGCAAAAACTGGTCGCATCGATGATGCGGCTTCTGCAATTGAACATTTATTGAAATGAGGAAATTATGACTATCGTAAGTAACACGTTTCTTACCTACAGTGCCAAAGGCATTCGGGAAGATTTGAGCAATATTATTACAAATATAGCTCCTGAAGAAACGCCCTATGCTTCAAACATTGGCCGTGAAAACGTGTCCAATAGTTTGTTTGAGTATCAGACTGATACGCTTGCCGCAGCTGCTGCAAACGCACAGCTTGAGGGCGATGATGTCGCATCGTTTGATGCTGTGACTGCAACTGTGCGTATGCAAAACTACTGCCAGATTTCACGCAAGACAATCATCTTGTCAGCCACTGAGGAAGTGGTTAACAAGGCAGGGCGTCGCAGTGAGCTGGCCTACCAAATCGCGAAAAGGGGCGCTGAATTACGTCGCGACCAAGAATTCGTGATGTTGAACAGCGGTATCGCTGTGGCTGGTGATTCGACAACTGCACGCGTTACTGCTTCTTTGGGTGCGTTTATCAAAACCAACACCGACAAAGGCTCCACTGGTGCTGATCCATCTTACACAACGCTGCCAAACAGCGCCCGTACAGATGGCACAGTGCGCACATTTACTGAAACCATTCTTAAGAATGTGATTCAAAAAGTGTGGTCACAAGGTGGTACACCTAAGATTTTGATGTGCGGTCCTGTTAACAAACAGCGCGTGTCAGGCTTCTCTGGTATTGCCTCCAGCCGTTTCAACATTGATGGCGGTGCAAAGCCTGCCACCTTGGTTGGTGCGGTTGACATTTATGTTTCAGATTTCGGAAACGTACAGGTCATTGCAAATAGATTCCAACGTGAGCGCGATGCATGGGTTCTTGATCCTGACTACGCCAAAATGACTATGCTGCGCCCTTATCAGCAAGTCGAATTGGCCAAGACTGGCGATGCTGAAAAGCGTATGCTGATCGTGGAATGGGGTCACAAGGTCACTTCTGAGTTGGCCCATGGTTTGGCTGCTGACTTGATCACTTCTTAATCGAAGGTAAACGGAAAGGGCCAGGGAAACTTGGCCCTTTTTTTAACATGATTCACAAAAGACTATTTAGCGAAAACAAAGATCAAGGCATCAAACGCATCTGGCATGAAAACCCAGAGACTGGCGATGTGACCATTGAGACCCAACAAGATGTCACAGCGGTGATTGAGGCCAACAAGGCCATCTATAACGCTGTGGATGAGAAAGCCAACTGGACTGGTGAATGGCACTTGGTGGCATCCATCCCCGAATCCCTTTATTACAAGATGAAGGCCGAGGGCAAGATCGATGATCAGGAATACATGAAGCGCTGGCTCAACGACAGCGACAATCAATTTTTTAGAACTCGCCCTGGGAAAGTATGAATTACATTGCAGTCTGCACACCGGCCCGTGATCAGGTCCACACAAATTACACCTACTGCATGGTGAATATGGTGGCCTTTCACACACTCAATACCGAAGACGCTATCAGTCTGAAATTGATGCAAGGCACGATCATCCAAAACCAAAGGGCTGACCTTTGCTTGGATGCCATGAAAGAAGGCTGCACCCACATTCTTTTCATTGACTCTGACATGACATTCCCACAGGACATGGTCCAGCGGCTCTTAAAGCACGACAAAGAAATTGTGGCTGCCAACTGTGCCAGGCGCAGAATGCCCACTGGCCCAACGGCCCAGAACTATGACGAGAATGGCAAGCGCCAGGTGGTCTATACCATGCCAGAATCCACTGGATTGGAAGAGGTGGGAAGCATTGGAACGGGCATAATGCTGATCAAGCGCGAGGTGTTTGAGGGCATGAGTGAGCCATGGTTTGATATGCCATGGCAGACCACACGGGGCTACATGGGTGAGGATGTGTTCTTTTGTAAGAAAGCTCAAGAGCTAGGTTACAAAGTCTACATCGACCATGACGTTTCAAAGGAAATTGGCCACATTGGCACGTTTGAATTCCGCCATGAACACACTTGGATTGTGAAAGAAGAAATGGAAAAAGAGGCCCAATAATGGCACTGACTACATACGCGGAATTAAAGACATCCATTGGTGACTGGCTCAACCGAGCCGACCTGACTGCTGTCATTCCTGACTTTATCTCTCTGGCCGAGGCACAAGTGGAACGTACACTGCGCACCAGGCAGATGATCGTCAGGGCCAATGCGTCTTTTGATGCGCAATATGGTGCTGTGCCTGCTGACTTTTTGGAGACCAAGTCTTTGAAGCTCACAAGCACAAACCCTGAGACACCATTGCAGTTTTTGAGCATTGATGCGCTTGACAATGAGATGACCAAATACACGGCCAGTGGCAAGCCTAAATTTTTTGGCATTGTTGGTGGCCAATTTAGAATTGTCCCGACACCAGATGCAACATATACGACTGAGCTGACCTATTACGCGAAGTTGTCAAAGTTATCAACTAGCAACACGACAAACTGGCTTTTGACATCAAACCCCGATATTTATCTGTATGGTGCGCTCTTACAGGCTGCACCATACTTGCAAGATGATGCGAGAATCCAGACATGGGCAACACTCTATGAGCGAGCCTTGAATGATTCACAAACTGCCGATGATCGAAGTGCATCTTCTGGTGGTGCATTGCTGACCCGTGCGAAGACTTTTGGATAAGGACTGATATGTCATCTTTTACCGATTACACCGAAAACCTAGTTTTAACTTGGCTTTTGACCACTGGCTCTGCCACACGCCCCACTGTTTGGTATGTTGGCCTATTCACGGCTGCACCGAGCGACACTGGTGGCGGCACTGAAGTGTCTGGCAATGCCTATGCGCGAGTGGTGACTGGCACGATCACTGTCTCCGGCACAAGCCCCACAAACGCAACAAACGCAGCGGCCATCGAATTTGCAGCTGCAAGCGGTGGAAACTGGGGATCAATTGGCTGGGCCGGCATCTTTGATGCAAGCACTGGCGGCAATCTATTAGCCTGGGCAGCGCTCACTACTGCACGCACCATCAATGATGGCGATGTGCTGCGCATCCCAGCTGGCGACCTTGATGTCACATTGACATGACATGGCAGCCTATGGTTCTGGCCCGTATGGACAAGGGAAGTATTCCTATGGCGTAAGCCTTGGGGCGGTTACTTTCGCGGCCACCAGTACGGCTGCAATCAATGGTCAACGCGTCTGCAAAGGCGCGTTTTCTGTTTCAGCTTCAAGCACAGAGACTGTCTCGGCCAATGTCGTCAAGACGGCATCATTCGCGGTTTCCGCATCTAGCACTGCGACAGCTGCTGCACAAAGGGTGGCCAATGCCTCGGCCACGGCATCAAGCGCCAGCACAATGTCAATCAGCGCTTTGCGCTATGCGGTAGGGGTAGCGACATTTGCGGCCACATCAAGCGCTAGCTTTGCAGCCAGGCGAGTGGCCATTGGGGCATTTGCCTCAGTCGATGTCAGCACCATGTCGGTCAATGGGGTCAGGGTCCCACTTGTCCAGATTCTGATTGAAGACTTTGCCACGATGACTGTGGCCACCAAGGTGGTGTTAGGCGCGTCAGTGCTGATGGCGGCCCAGTCTGAAATGACTGTCAATAGCACTCGCACACAAACTGGTGCAATCAATTTCACTTGCACATCGACCATGACTGTCGATGGCAATCTAAAATGGGTTCCTGAGTCGGACACGGCAGAAACTTGGAATGCGATCTCTGACAATGCAGAGACCTGGACACCGATCACAGACACATCAGAAACATGGACCGCAATCTCTGACAGCAGTGAAACTTGGACTGCAATTGCGGATAATAGCGAAACTTGGCAAATTGCCGCATGAGGTGAAAAATGGCTGATACCACAACAACAAACCTATTACTGACCAAACCAGAAGTCGGTGCATCCACTGACACCTGGGGAACGAAGATCAACACCGATCTGGACACCATTGACGCATTGTTTGATGCAGGCCCATTGCTCAAGGTCACTAAAGGCGGCACTGGTGTTGGAACAAGCACTGGCACTGGCAGCAATGTATTGTCAGCCAGCCCGACACTGACAGGAACGGCAGGCTTTGCAAACATTACGGCATCAGGCACTCTTGGAGTAACTGGTGTCACAACAGTTCAAGCGGGTTCAGCAGCAGCACCAGCCATTACCACCACAGGCGACACTAACACTGGCATATTTTTCCCTGCGGCTGACACTGTTGCTTTTTCTACTGGCGGCACGGAAGACGCAAGGTTTGATTCATCTGGTCGGCTTTCAATTGGTGGAACAACTGTAACCGATACTCATTTGCTAAACATTCAAGGTTCTACTGCTTCACATAACATTGGCGTAGTTCTTAATAAAACTAATGCAACTGCTCAGATTTGGGGAATTACCAATACAGGGCCATTGTCTTTTTACAATTACACAAATTCATCGGAAGCTGCTAGGTTTGATACCTCTAATAATTTTGGTATTGGTACAAGTTCGCCTACAGAAAAGCTGACAGTAAACGGCAACATCAAACTTGGTACATCTGGAACTTCTTGGATTTATGGCCCAAGTACAACGGGCCGTTCAATTTTTTCAAACTCAGATTCAAGCGCTTATGTAATTGCGTATGGTTCTTCGTATGGGTCTAGTCTTGATGCTGTTGTGCAATTTACGGCTGGTACAAGTAGCACATCAGTTTTAAATGCTAATGGCAGTTTCTCTCTTGCTGGCGCAACAAGAACGGCAAATGGCACAGGCATCACATTCCCCGCAACTCAATCAGCATCATCAAACGCTAATACGCTAGATGACTATGAGGAAGGTACTTGGACACCTAGTCTTGGTGGGACTGCAACATATGCTTCTCAAGTAGGTGCTTATACAAAAATAGGAAACATTGTAACTGTAGTATTTAATTTGTATTGCAACTTAATTGGCACAGGAAGCGCATTTAAAATTTCTGGATTACCCTTTGTAACTCCTAGCATTGGTTACTACAACGAAAATGGTTCGGCTGTGGCTTATTTTGCGGGGTTAAACACTTCAGTTACTTGTTTAACGGCAATATTAGACAAAAATTTAACAACTTTGCACTTTGACGGATTAACTGCGGCTGGTACAACCATGACAGATAACCTTTCTGTATTTAAAAATGGTACAGATATCTATGCCACTATTACATATATTGTTAATTAACTTAAAAGGAAAATCATGTCACTTACCAAAACCACGACTGTTGACCAAATTACAGTAACCGAGAACGGCATCGTTCTATATCGTGAAGCTACACGCATCATGGAAGATGGTAAACAACTGAGCCAAACCTACCATCGTTCAAGCCTCACACCCGCACAAGACCTGACAGGCGTTCCCGCCAATGTTGTTGCAATTTGCAATACGGCTTGGACTGCTGAAGTTGTTGGTGCTTATCAGGCAGAGCAAGCACGAATTGCTGCTGAACAAGAAGCACAACGCTTGGCGGCTGAAGCGGCACAGGCTGCGGCTGAAGCGGCTCAAACATCTGGGGCTACACAATGAAGCTAGAACTAGACGTTAACGAGATTAACTTTATCTTGCAGACTCTTGGTGAATTGCCAAGCAAGTCAGGCGTTTGGCCTCTGATTCTTAAAATCAAAGAGCAAGCTGAAGCGCAAGTGCCAAAAGAAGCGCCAGAGGCATGACCATGGACCCGACACAAGCACAACTCAATGCCCATGTGGATGTTTGCACATTGCGCTATGAGATGCTGTGTGCCAGGATTAAGCGCCTAGAGAACATCATGCTTGCGGTCTCAGGGATCATGCTGACCAGCATGGCCGGCATCATCTTTACGAGCCTAAAGTGAAAGACTGGGCCGTGGCAATCATTGCTGCGGTCTGCATTGCAACATTTGTTGTCTGGTCCACATTCATCATTATTTGGGCAATGAAATGACAAAAGCACCAGTCAAAAGAGCAGCGGCCAAGGTCGCACCAGTTAAGAGGTCAAGGCCAAAGCCTGCACCGGCCAGCCAAGTCAATGTGACTTTGGCCGCGCCAGCTGCTGCACCTAAAGAGGCTAAAAAAGACGACTCAGCTCTAGGCAAGGTCATTGGCCTGATCGAGTGGGTGGACAATCCTTTCAAATTGTTCACAGTGATCTTGCTGTCGTTTCTGGCCTTTGCCGGCTACTTTGCTTGGGACTCAAGGCAAGTGCTGCTCCATGCTATTACGACTCAAGACAAGATGCCCCAGCTGGCCAAGCAAGAGCAATTGCTCATTCCGGCCAGAAGTCTGATGAAGGATGTGGATGGCATTGTCTTGCTGATCCACAAGGCCAACTTGGCCACCAATAGCCGCACCACTGTGCTGGCGCTCAATTCTGATGGATCAAGAGAGAAGGCCGTTGAGGGGACTGTCACAAGCCTTTTTAACGCAAGCGCTGACCGCAATGCTGCCATGGTGGCCATGCTCAACAACGAGGTGCTGTGCGAAGAGTTCAACCCAAGCAGCAAGGTCGGTGAGTGGGGTATCAAGCAGGGTGTCAAATTCATGTGCCGAGGCTCAATCCCACCGGACCCTGGCAAGTTTGCCGGCTACATTGCCATTGGTTTTAAAGACAAGCCAGAGGACATTCCGGCCTTAAAGACCCGCATCAACTTGGCAGCCAGTGATATGTCAGAAGATTGAAAATGAATGCGCTGGCTCATTCTGTTACTGTTATTGGGGCTAGTAGGCGCTACAGCCAAGAATGGCTGTCAGGTGCGCGAGTTTTGGTCGATTGCTTGGACAATTCACAACCCCTCAGAGCGCCATCAGCAGATGTCTATGTGGCTGACAAACAATGTAAAGTTTTGCAGAAGTCAAGATTTAACAGTCATTTGGAACAACCTATCTGAGTGGGCTGGCACAGCAGATTCAGCAGAACTCAGAACTAAAGTCATTCATGGGTACAAAGATGCACTTGAGAGGGAAAAGAAATGATCGACACAATCAAGCTATTTCCAACTGTGCAGCCCTCTGGTTATCCAGACAGGCATGACCTTGCTCAAGCAAAGCTAGAAAAGCAACATGAGATGAATAAGGCAAATGAGTTGGCCAAGCAAAAGCAGACAGAACTGCAAGATTTAGCGTTTGAGATTTACACAAAAAAAGTAGTGCAAGAGCAATTGCGCATGGAAATATTTCAGAATCGAAAGGTGGATGTTTATGTTTGATATTTTAAGTGGCGGCATATTGGGGTCAATCTTTGGCGGCATCTTTAGGATGGCGCCAGAGGTCTTGAAGTGGCTTGATAAGAAAAACGAGAGATCGCACGAACTCTTGATGTTTTCTCGCCAGTGCGAACTAGAGACGCTGCGCGGTCAGCAAAAGCTCGCTGAGATTGGCGCTCAACGTGAAGCAGCTGTCGATGTGGGGGTGATGGATGCCTTTAACAATGCCATCACCCAGCAGGCCGAGATGGTCAAAGCTGCTGGTGGATGGGTGGCCAGTCTATCGGCATCAGTGCGGCCCCTGGTCACATATTGGGTGCTGTTTGTGTGGAGCTTCATTCATGTCTGGTTTGCATGGAATGCTTGGCTTGCTGGCGCCCCAGCGGTGGAGGTGTTTAAGACCATGATGACTCCAGACTTTTCTGCATTGCTGTCAGGAACAATCAATTATTGGTTTCTGGATAGAACTCTTTCTAAGCGCGGATTATGAACTTAGAGCTGGCTGCTGCCCTTTGCCGCCAGTTTGAGGGCTATCGTGCCAAGCCCTATCTTTGCCCTGCTGGAGTGGCAACGATAGGCTACGGCTCGACCTACTACGCTGACAAGCGCAAGGTGACATTGGAGGACCCGCCAATGGATGAGCCAACTGCCAGAGCTTTGTTGATGATAGAGCTTGAGCATACTTACCTACCAGGTGCATTAAGGAATTGCCCCATATTGGCCACAGACGAAAAGAAGTGCAACGCCATTGTGGACTTCTGCTACAACTTGGGGACTGGCAGGCTCCAGACCTCCACATTGAAACGAAAGATCAATGCCGGTGACTGGGAAGGCGCCAAAGAGCAGCTCATGCTGTGGACCAAGGGCGGTGGCAAGGTTTTGCCTGGTCTACTAAAGCGCAGAAAAGCCGAGTGCGCTTTGCTTGATTGAGGCATAAAATTGCACCATGGCCAATGTCAAGCAACAATTAGAGTCCCCATCTATACCGAGTCTGGGTTTCCCGCCAGAGGCGTATGAGCGCAGGCACTTGAATGAGAACTATGGCGCTTTAAACAATTACTTCAGAAAAGTGACCACAGTGCTGGGGTCTCTGTTTGGGCCAAGGGGTGGCAAGTTTATGAATAACCCCTATGGGGCATTTCAAGACTCGACCGACCAGGCGGCTGCAAACACCACCACGGCCTATGCGGTCACATTCAACACGACAGACTTTTCCAATGGCGTGACCATGGCCAGTGGGTCAAGAATCACTGTGGCCGATGCCGGAATCTGGAACTTGCAGTTTTCCATTCAGTTTACAAACACGACAAATGCTTCTCAGGATGTGGATGTTTGGTTTCGGGTCAATGGCACAAATGTGGCTAACTCAAACAGCAGATTTGGATTTGCACCCAGAAAAGGTGCTAGCGATCCTTATCACACCATTGCTGCCATGAATTACTTTGTGAGCTTAAATGCGACTGACTATGTTGAGATAATGTGGAGACCAACCGATGTGGGGGTCACGATTGAACAATACGCTGCCGGAACAAGCCCCACACGGCCAGCAGTGCCATCAGCCATTGTCACAATGAGCTTTGTGTCCAACTTACCAACAATATAGCCATGTACATACCACTCAAATTACCACCAGGCATTTACAGAAACGGCACTGAGTACCAGGCAGCAGGCCGGTGGTATGACGCAAATCTGGTGCGCTGGTACGAGAACACTCTGCGGCCCATGGGTGGCTGGAGAAAACGTGCAACTGGCCAGATGTCTGGCCTATGCCGCGGCTTCATCACTTGGCGCGATAACAGTGCCAACCGATGGATCGCTGCTGGAACGCACACAAAACTCTATGCCATGAATGAGGGTGGAACACTCAAAGAAATCACGCCAACTGGTTTGACAGCTGGCATTGCAGATTCATTGTCAAAGACCGGCTATGGATACAGCACCTATGGCTCTCTGGCCTATGGCACAGCAAGGCCAGACACTGGGTCAGTCACTCCGGCCACCACATGGTCCATGGACACATGGGGCGAGTATTTGATTGCTTGCTCAAGTACCGATGGCAAGCTCTATGAGTGGCAATTAGGCTTCACAACGCCCACATTGGCAGCAGCAATCACCAATGCCCCAACGGGCAACAAGGCGGTTTTAGTCACTGCCGAGCGCATCATGTTTGCCCTTGGCGCTGGTGGCAATCCACGCAAAGTGCAGTGGTGCGACCAAGAGAACAATACAGTTTGGACCCCAGCTGGCGACAATCAGGCAGGCGACTATGAACTGGCAACGCCTGGCTCACTGATCGCTGGCAAGCGGGTCAAGGGTGTAAACCTACTGTTTACAGATGTCGATGTCCACACGGCCCAGTACATTGGCGCTCCATTTGTCTATGGCTTTGAGAAGGCTGGCTCTGGCTGCGGTCTCATTTCAGCCCAGTCTGTGGCCGCCATTGACACTGCTGCCATTTGGATGAGCAAGTCTGGCTTTTGGATTTATGACGGCTATGTCAAGCCACTGCCAAGCGATGTGTCGGACTATGTCTTTGGCAATATCAACTTTAACCAGGCATCCAAAGTCTATGCGGTCCATAACAGTAAGTTTGGTGAAATTTGGTGGTATTACCCCAGCAGTGGAAGCAATGAGAATGACAGTTACTGCACTTTCAATTACAGAGAAAACCACTGGAACATAGGCACATTGGCCAGAACTGCTGGCACTGATGCTGGTGTGTTTACCAATCCCTTGGCGGTTTCAACTGATGGCTACATCTACGAGCATGAGGTCGGTTTTGCTTATGACAGCGCCAGCCTATACGCTGAAAGTGGACCAGTGCAATTGGGCAATGGCGACAACATCATGTCGGTCAGGCAAGTGGTCCCAGATGAGCAGACACTTGGTGAGGCCGTGGTTTCATTCAAGACCCGAAATTACCCGACTGGTGACCAGTCCACATTTGGGCCATACACGGCAGCCAACCCGACCGATGTCCGGTTCGCAGCGCGTCAGGTCAATGTGAAGGTGACTGGTAACACTTTGGCTGACTGGCGTATTGGTGTGATGAGGCTTGAGGCCATCCCAGCCGGTAAGCGATGAGCGACCAAGAACATTTGGAAAGGTTGCGCCACCATGTGGAGGCGGCATTAGAATACTCTGGAGGCACACATAATTTTGACGATGTCGCTGAGATGGTCGAGGATCACAGATTACAGCTGTGGCCGGCCAAGGACTCGGTGGTATTGACAGAGATCATTGTCTATCCGCAGCTGAAGAATTTGCATTATTTTCTGGCTGGTGGCGACCTAGATGAACTCTCACGGATGCGACCATTGATCGAATCCTGGGGCAAGTCTGTTGGCTGCACCAGGGTGACTTTGGCAGGCCGAAGGGGCTGGTCAGAGACATTTTTGAAAGACGAAGGGTACAAACCGAAATGGGCTGTACTTGCAAAGGAACTTTAGGGGATAAATATGGCCACAAATACAGAGCAACTACTTTCTTATTTGCAGACTCCTGGTCTGACAGACAAGCAGATTGCAAACGAAGTCAACCGATTAGGTGTTACTGCTGCCCAAGTGTCACAGCTGACTGGTGTGCCAGTCGCAGAAGTGCAGTCTAGGCTTGGCACTGCTGCTAATGTAGTTGGTGGAACAACAGCTGGCACAGTAACTAGTGGTGGTGCAACAACCCCAACATTTGGCACAACCCAAGAGACAGCACTCTATAACTTCTTGCAAACTCCAAATTTAACTGATCAGCAAATTGCTGCTGAAGTTAATCGTCTTGGATTAAAGGCTGATCAAATTTCAAAAATGACTGGTGTGCCAGTCGGTGAGATCAATGCACGTTTGAATCTAATTTCAACGCAAACTGCTGCACAGGCTAAAGCGACTGCGGATGCCCAAGCACTGGCCAATGCACAAAGCTCTTTGGCTGCGGCCAATGCCAGAGCTTTGGCTTTGCAAAATAAAACAACAACGCCAACAAATGCGGCTAATTTCAGCACATTCACAAACTGGCTCAAAGCCACTCCAGGCTTGACTGACCAGCAGATTGCAGCCGAGATGAATCGTCTTGGTATTTCCAACACCCAAGTGGCTGATTTGACTGGTGTGGGGCTGAATGATGTCAACACCCGATTCAATGCGACTGCACCATTTTCAAATGCCACACAAGGCTTTGCGCAGAACTTCAACAATTACCAGTCAATCCCCATTGGCGCCCAATATAACCCTGGCGTGACAGCTGGTGGTGCATCCCCCTACTCTCAGATCATGTCGCAGATGAGACCAGTGGGCAACCCTTATGCTGGTGTGGTCGGTAACTTGAGCATGGGTGGCTATAACCCTGGTCTCTATGACCAGATCGCAGCCACCAATGCTGCCAAAACGGCAGCAGAAACAGCAGCGGCAACGGCAGCGTCAGCACAGCAATTAGATGCAAGCAGCACTGGCGGCATGGCTCAAGGCGGCATGGTCCATGGCGGCCTAATGTTTGGTGCAAACCCTCCTGGTCCAGATGATGGCGCTGTCAATCTTGACATGGGTGAATATGTGATCAAGAAGTCTTCTGTCAACAAGTATGGCCGTGGACTTCTGGACATGATCAATGAAGGCAAAGTGTCTGCCAAGAAAATGAAATCTTTACTCGGATAAGGTGGCAATATGTCAAAAGGTGGAACAACAACCTCAACAAGCTCCATTGATCCACAGATCAAAGAAGCATTCTTGGCCAACTTTCAGCAGGCCCAAGGGGTCGCTGGCGCTTTGCCGACTCAGCAGTTTGCCGGCTACAACCCTTTGTATCAGGCAGGCGAGGAAGCTCTGGTTAACACCGGCCTTGCTGGCCCAGGCATCAGTGGCACAGACTTGGCAGCCCAGATGGCCGCGTATGGCGGTGTCTATCAGCCTGGTCAGATCACAGCGCAGCAGACCAATCTAGGCATGACTGGACCAGGATCAATTGGCAGTTACATGAATCCTTATACAGAGTCTGTGCGTGCCAATGCATTGGGTGATTTAGAGTCTGCAAGACGCGCTGCCATTCAGCAGACTGGTGAACGTGCAACTGCTGCCCGTGCATTTGGTGGATCACGCCAAGGTGTGGCCGAGGCTCTGACTAACCAAGGGTTTGCCAAGCAGGCTGCCACACTTGGGACAACTTTAAACGAGCAGGCATTCAACCAGGCGATGGCCATGCAGCAGGCCGACATTGGCCGCAGATCAGCAGCCGACATTGCCAATCAGCAAGCAGGCTTGCAAGGTGCGCAATTGCGTTTGGGCGGTGCAAGCCAGCTAGGCAATTTGGCTGCACAGCAACAAGCATTGCGTCTTGGTGGCGCTCAAGCAGTTATGGCTGCCGGTGGTGCGCGTCAGGCTTTGGACCAGCAACAAATGGATGCAATCCGAAACATTGGCTTGCAGCGTCTGGGTGTTGTCCAGTCTTCACTGGGTGCGCAACCTGCCAATCTTGGCATGGTGGCCACAACGCCCCAGTATTCAAACCCAGCGTCTGGCGCTTTGGGTGGTGCATTGGCTGGTGGCCAATTGTTTGGACCAGTGGGTGCTGTGGCCGGTGGTGTTCTTGGTCTTTTAGGCGGCAGATAAGGAATACAAAATGGCTGATTTTGATTTTGCAAGTTTAGGCAATTTATTTGGTGGTGGCGCTCTTGGTGGCACACCATCAGGACTTGATGCGCTATTGACAGACGAGCAGCGCAAGCTCTTGGGCCGCAATGCGACACTGTCAGCAGCCGCTGCATTGCTCCAGGCCAGTGGCCGAAGCGCAACGCCCATTAGTTTGGGCCAAGCGCTTGGATCAGCTTTGCAAGCTGGACAAGCCGGATATGAAAAATCCCGTGCCAGCTCTTTCCAAGATTTAATGCTTGGTGCAAAACTTAAAGAAATGCAAGCAGAGACTGCTGGCAATGAGTCTTTTAGAAGGCTTTTAAGTGGCGCTCCATCTCCAGTCGGTGCTACTGGTGCAGCGCAGCCAATGCCAACTGGTCCGGCTGTGCCAACTGCCGAGCAAGAGATGGCAGCGCCAGCACCAGTGCAGGCAGACCCACTTGCATTTCTAAACCCAATTCAGCGCGCTTTAATTTCAAATATGCCGCGTAAAGAAGGTTTGCCAGAAATATTAAAGATTGCATCATCTCAGTCTGAATTTGGCCGACCAGAGCCAGTGGTTATTGATGGCAAAACAGTCATGGTCCAGTACAACAAACTTGGTGAGTCACGCATTGCCAAAGGTGTTGCGCCTTATGAGGCCCAGTCACCTGACATTCGTGCTGTGGAATACATCAGTGGTCAGCCATTGGCTGGAACTGGTCAAGCAGGCATTGAAAATGTTGGGAAGTATCGCCAGCAGATTGCCACCCGTGTGGATGTCAAACCTATCCTTGATATGACTGGCGGCCAAAAAGGTTTTGAAAATGAAATGGCACTTGCTAAAGCATTTAAGCAAGAGCCAATCTACAAAGACTACAACGATATGCAGTCTGCTTTTGGCCAAGTAGTTTCATCTTTGAGCCAAGGCACACCAATTGGTGATGTTGCCGGTGCTACCAAAGTGATGAAATTGCTAGACCCAGGCTCTGTGGTGCGTGAATCTGAGCTTGGCATTGCCATGGCAGCCTCTGGCCGTATGGACCGATTAAACAACTATTTCAATAACATGATGACCGGCCAGAAGCTCACACCCACACAGCGTGAAGACTTCAAGGCTTTATCTAATGAACTGTACGCTGCCGCTGGTGATGCGTATAACAAGAAGCGCCAAGAATTCCAAGGGTTTGGTCAAGCCTATGGATTCAGAAATCTTGATGCAGCTCTTGGCGCTCCAGCGACAATCCCATCAATTATGCGAACAAGACCTGGTGCAGCACCAGGTGGTGGTGGTGCAGTAAGACCATCCCTTGGTAACATCTTTGGAACACCAGGAGGCCGATGATGGATGGCATTAAAGACAAAATCAAAGAAGCTCAAAAGGCTGGCTATGGCGATGATGAGATCATTCAGTTTTTGGCCCAGATGCCAACTGTCGGCACTCAAATCAATGCAGCCTTAGAGAACGAATACAAGCCAAGCGAGATTCTTAAATTCTTGGGTGAGTCTAGGTCAAAAGCATTTGAGGCTGGTGCAAAACTAGGCACAACAACCCGCGCCTTGGCCAGTGCTGCTGGTGGCCCAACATTTGGCTTTTCTGATGAATTGGCCGGTGTTATTGGCGCTCCAATGCTTGCCATGCAAAAAGGCATTCCACTGACCGATGCCTACACAATGGGCCGTGACATATTCCGAGGCGCTGCTGAGTCTTATCAGAAAGAATCACCATACTATGCAGCCGCTGGCCAACTGGTCGCAAGCGCTCCAATGATCATGGCGGGTCTTCCTGGCAAGGTGGTGCAAGAAGTTGGCAAGCGAGTCATGCCTGCAATTGAGGCACTTGCCCCAAGTGTTGCCCCAGCGATTGCCAGAGTCGGTCAATACATTGCTGGCGCTCCAGCTGCCGGTCAAATCATGGGTATGGGTCAACGCGCAGTGCAAGCCGGTGTCTCTGGTGCAGGCTATGGCTTGCTAGGCGGCATTGGTGAGTCAACTGGCCAAAGTGCTGAAGAAATTCTAAGAGACGCTGGCAAGAGTACATTGATTGGCGGCACATTGGGTGCGGTCTCTCAGCCAGTCATGGGTATTGTTGGCGCTGGTGGCCGTCAGGTCATGGCGCGTATGTCACCCACTGCTGCTGGCACTTATGCACAGCAAAAGGTCGCTGAGTCTTTGATTCGTGATGTGCCAGAGGCTTTAGCACCAAGCGCATTGACCATGGCCCAAGCGCGTCTGGCCAAACTTGGCCCAGAGGCTCGCATTGCCGATGTGGGTGGCAAATCCACACGCAATTTGCTCGATGTGCAGGCCACATTGCCTGGCACAACGACTGAGGCTGTGGAACGCGCCATTCGTGAGCGCCAAGCAGGCCGTGCTGGTCGATTGATGACTGCTGCCGATGAAAGTCTTGGCACTCAAGGCGCTCAATTTATGCAAACACTTGATAAATTTAGCGCTCAAAGATTTGCTGAGTCTCGCCCATACTATGCAGCCATTGATCAAGCGGCTTTGAAAGTTGATAACACTTTGGCCGATGCATTGAACAAATCACAGGCGGTCCAAGGGTCTGCTGAATTGCTATTCAGAACAAAGACTGGCCAGACCATTGACTTGGCCAAGCTCAAAGTTGGTGATCCAGTGCCAATGAATGTCTTGGATACTTTGAAACAATCCCTTTACGACACTGCCCAAAGTCTGCGCAGAACTGGCAGCAATGCCCAGGCTAATGCATACGACGATGTGCGCAAGCAATTGGTGGGTGTTCTTGAGGCTCAGTCACCCAAAATTGGCGGCCAGTCTGCATACACCATGGCCATGAAGACATGGGCTGGACCATCACAAATGATGGATGCAGCTGAAGTTGGCCGCAAAGCCATGACTGGCGATGTGCTTGAACTTGGCCAAACCATGAAGGGTTTCACGCCATCAGAGATCGATGCATTCCGCATTGGTGCTTTGCAGGCTTTGCGTCAGAAGACTGGCACAGAGGCTGGCCAGACATCATTACTCAAGATGTGGAAAGAGCCAGCAACGCAAGACCGATTGAAGGAAGTATTTGGCAATGATTACAGAACATTTGCGTCTGCGGTGGCCAAAGAAGCTCGATTGAAAGGTCTGGAGTCTGCTGGCCGTGGATCACAAACTGCTGCACGTTTGGCTGGAACTGCTGACCTTGAAGTCGCGCCATTGGGTCAAGCAGCTGCTGCGGCTGCTGCCGGAAGCCCGACTGGAATGTTGGCAGCTGCATCAAACATTGCAAGCCAGACAAGAACTCCAGAGGCTGTGAGAAATGAGATTGGCAAAATCTTGCTATCGCGTGACCAGCAGCAATTAACAGATTTGGCTGAAGTGATCAGAAGATTGAACGAATCTCGCGCAAGGGCTGCCGGTCTTTCCGGTAGAACTTCTGGCCAGATTGGTTCAATGCTTCCTGGTTATGTTGGCCAATAACTAACCCCCAAAAAACGCGGCCACAAGTGGGTCGCGTTTAACTACCCGTCTTTTCTGCCTGCGTCTGGCCAAGCCAAAGTCTTTGTCATCTGCTGACATTTTCTCTCTGTATTTTTTGATGCGCTCTGAGCCTGGCACTGGCCCAGGCGCTTCAGCATCAATCCCATCACCCCATGACCACAGAGGCCGCCACTGGCCATTGGCGCTCACTCTGGTATATCCACTGATATATACCAGCTCATGGCGGTGCAGATCAAACAGAATCCTTGCTGCACTGCGCCTAGCACAGAAGCACAGCTTGGCCAAGTCAAGGTCAGAGAGATTCCCTTTCTTTTGTAGTGCTGCCTCAATGGCAGGGCCTACACGAGGTTTCAAGCCTCTGGCCATGTGCTGGTCTCCATTCGGGCTTTCAAGCGCTCCAGCATTGTTTTGACAACGAATGCACGGGTTTTGACCTCAGAGGGAATGGCGTGACCATAAACCTCTGGATGAAGTAGGTCATTGACAAGGTCAAGACAAGCCTCAAGGGCCGGTGGTAGTTCATTGTTCACTTAAGATTCTCCAGGCAGTGGCTGCACAGAGAGGCACTTGGCCGTTCCCGATTGCCTTAAATCTGTCCACTCGAGCGGCCACCCCATCAACCACTCTTGGAAAGCCGGATTCATATATCCACCAGTCTTTGTTTCCAATGGTTGCTCTAATTTCGGTTTCCAAGGTTTCATTCTTGGTGGGTTCAATGATGCCTCCAACATTTTCTCCGCCTCCATTTTTGTCAACACTCCCATGTCCACCAGTTTCCGATACTGCATGATCGATCCCTCGCTGGGCATATGACTCGCAGTTGGTGTCGGAAATGTTATTTGCGAAAATCCAGATTCTGTCCCTTTGGTGTGGTGCGCCAACGTCTGCTGCTCCCAGCACTCCCCATTTCGCATCAAACCCCATTGTGGCCAGGTCTCCAAGAACAACTCCAAGTCCCCTAGAAGTGAGATTTGGTGAGTTTTCCACAAATACAAACTTGGGTCGTATTTCGTGAATGATCCGCGCCATGTGTTTCCACATTGAGCTTCTTGCCCCTGTAATTCCCTCCCCCCCCCCCCCCCCCTGCGGTTGAGATGTCTTGGCACGGAAAGCCGCCAGATACGACATCAACAATGCCTCGCCATGGGTGGCCGTCAAAGGTTTGAACGTCATCCCAAATCGGGAAAGGCGCGAGAATGCCGTCATTTTGTCTGGCGCACAATACGCTTGCTGGGTATGGCTCCCATTCGACTGCGCAGACTGTTCTCCATCCAAGGAGCTTGCCTCCGAGTATTCCCCCACCAGCGCCTGCGAAAAGAGCCAGCTCATTCATCACCATCCTTAAAATTAGCCAAAGCAGTCACTTCAATGTGGTCCACCATGGACTGCAAAAGCAAGTGGGCAATGTCCACATCAGTGCCAGCGATGTATGCATTGTTGAGGGTCATGCACTCTTCAATATTTGGCTCATAAGGTGCGCCAAATGAATCGGTGGAACCTTTCTCTTCTGGGCTGTATTCCAAGAAGCAAACCAGTTCAACGTCTTCAATGCAGCAGACAAACAGCAAGAGGTCCACGGGACAAAATGGGGTTGGATTGTATTTCACGCTGACCACCATGCCACAAGTAAAGCAGCCATGCCAACGCCAATGGCCAAGGCGGTCAAATAATCAAGAAGGGTTTCGGTTTGCGGTTTCATCGGTTTCTTTCGTTTAAGTGAATAGGTGTTACGAACTATGACAGAAATAAATTATCTTGCAAGAAGTAATTCTGTCCATGTTGTTTTTTTGCATATAGCGCAATTAGAATGCGGCCATGGAATCAATTCACACTATCAGGGCAAGGGCCAAGGCTCACAAGATAACCATGTCTGCGGTGTGCGATGAGGCTGGCATCCAACAGTCCCAGGTCAGCCGGTGGCTGTCTGGAACTGTGGAGCCATTGTGGACATCAGTCAATCAATTGCACTTGGCGCTTGAGAAGCTGATCGACAAATCACCAGTCGTTGTCGATTGAAGGTGCAGCAGCTGGCGCGGCCTTGCTGGCCACCACGCCAAAGTCACTGGCAGCCGATGGCTTTGCACCACCCAGCGAGTCACCCTTAGACAAAAGCATGATGTTGTTTAAACCATACGACACGCCCTTGTTGCCTGCCTGGTCATAAGCATAGGCATTCAAAGACACGCGGCCATAGTCGCCAGAGACAATATCTTGTGATCCAAGAATGTCATGGCCATGGGCATCCACTGCACCAGGCTTGTTGGTTGACTTGGTGTTAAAGAAGTAATGCCCTGCATACTCTGGACCCAGTGGTGATCCATCGGATTTGACTTCTGTATCGCCATCACGCAAGGGATTGCGCACTGTCTTTGGGATTTTGTCCCCGAATTTGGCGGTCAATGCGGCCTTGGCTGCCGCTTTCAATTGGTTCACAGTGTCAAGGTCTGTCTTTGGGACAAGCACTTGCGTTGAGAACTCTTCTTTGCCGTTCATCTCATTCTTGCGAGCAGTCAATGCTGAGAAGTATGAGAAACGAACTTTGCCGGTTACGACTCTGGTCATGGTTTTTTCCTTTTAAGGGTTTAGGTTTTTACGTTTCTGTCGTTAAACAGAAATTGCACTTTAGCACAAATGCAGATATGATCGCAACAACTTAAAACGAGGAAACGATCATGCAGTTATTCCCCCATCAGCAAGAGGCCAAGCTCTTCTTGCTGTCTAGGCGCAGGGCCATACTGGCCGACCAGCCCCGTGTTGGCAAGACGCTACCCACAGCAGCTGCTGCACTTGAAAACCTACCAGCCCTGATCGTTTGCCCTGCCATTGCCAAGACAGTCTGGGAGTCTGCCTTTGCTCGGCTGGCCCCCAACGTCTCGGTCCATGTGGTCAATGGGAAACGTGAGGCTTCAGAGGTAAACAGTGCAGATATCACCATCATCAACTACGATGTCTTGCAATATGGTGTTACGCAAGTGGACAGATATAGCACTCTAGTTTTGGATGAAGCGCATCGTCTGGCCAACCCGAAAGCAAAACGCACCAAGGCGGCCATGCTGGCAATGAAGAAGATTGACTACGTCTTTGCACTCAGCGGGACTATCGTGCCAAACAGACCGGCTGAATTATGGCCTATACTTCATGGACTAGGGATTTATAGGGGAGGTTGGTTTGACTTTGTTTATCGATACGCAAAAGCATGGAGTCCACCATGGGGCGGCCTTGATGTGTCTGGTGCTTCCAACATCCCAGAGCTTAAAGCCCTGGTCAAGCCCCATATGCTCAGACGCAAAAAAGAAGACATCTTCATGGACTACAAGGAGCCACAAGTGAGCCTGATTACCTTTGACTTGGCGGTGGACAAGCGCGAGCAATCATTTGACGCTGACGCATTGATTGCCAATCCCAATGCCTTGCTGGCATTTGAGGGTCTGTCAGAGATCATGCGTGAGGCTGGCATTCGCAAAGCCCCACTGGCCATTGAATTCATCGATGACTTGCTCAAGTCTGAAGAGCCGGTGGTGGTTTTCGCGCACCACAAAGAAGTGGTGGCCATGCTGACTGAGGGGTTGAAAGAACACAAGCCGGTCATGGTGGTGGGTGACACGCCCAAGGCCCAGCGCCAAAAGAACATTGACGCATTCCAGTCTGGCCGGACCAAGTGCTTCATTGGCAACATCAGCTCATGTGGCGAAGGCATCGATCTGTCAACTGCTGACACGATTGTTTTTGTTGAGCCAACTTGGCAGACCAGTGCCTTGGAGCAGGCCAGCAGCCGAGTCGAAAACATCAACAAAAACGGCATAAAGCCATTGATCTATTTGCTGACAGTGCGCGCATCACTGGACCACACCATTCTTGGCAAAGTGATCGCCAAGCAGAAAATCATTTCACAAATCATTTGAGGCAATCATGGATATATGGAAAGAATTTGAAGGTGTCATGGATATTTGGCAACCAATACCAGGCCATGAAGGGTATCAAGTAAGCCAAATTGGCAAGGTCAGAAGTGTTGCAAGAACTGTGATCAAGAAAAACAAATGGGGCAGTGTCGGACCGGTTTTATATAAGAGCAGGCTTTTAAAGCCATGGCTTACAAAAGATGGGTATTACCAAGTCGAATTAAGTCATGGCAAAAAGATGGTGGTCCATCGGTTGGTGGCCATGGCTTTTATTCCTGGCGATCATTCTTTGACTGTTAACCATAAGAACAACATCAAGACAGACAACCGGCCCGATAACTTGGAATGGGTTTCTGCCGTTCAAAACACACATCACGCGCTTTATGAAATCAAATGCTTCAGCAAGCCAGCTGCCCCAGTGTTTCTCAAAAACACAAAAAATGAGACTGTGGCTTGGTTCAGAAGCATGGCCGATGCCGCAAGGCATTTGGATGTGACTACCAACGCAGTCCAAAACGCGTGCAGTCGCGGTGGCCGATGCCGTGGATATTTAATCGAAAAAGCAATTTAACCAGGAGAAAACGTGTCAAACCCCTATCGAATTGACAGCCCCACTTGCATCAGTTTCTCTGGTGGTCGCACCAGTGCATTTATGCTCTACAAGGTGTTAGAGGCTCACCAGATGAGCCTGCCACCAGAAGCAATTGTCTGTTTTGCCAATACTGGCAAGGAAGATGAGGCAACTCTGAGGTTTATCCAAGATTGCTCAGAACACTGGAATGTGCCAATCACTTGGCTTGAATGGAGAGATAACAAACTTGGTTATGAAGTGGTTTCCTACGAAACGGCTGCAAGAAATGGAGAGCCTTTCCGAGATATGTGCATTAAAAAGAAAGCCCTGCCAAATGGTTTTATGCGGTTTTGTACTAAAGAACTAAAAATAGATATTGTTCACAAGTACATAAAAGATATGCAAGTTGGTACTGATGCCAACCCATGTGACCAGATGGTTGGAATTCGTTCAGATGAGCCAAGACGAGTGGCAAAAATGAAAGGCTCAAATGGAGCAGGGCACAAGAAATATTGGATTGGTGATTTTCTTACACCACTGGCTGACGCTAGCGTGGTGTCAGCTCATATTGGTGATTTCTGGGAATCACAAGCATTTAACTTAAATACGCCTATGTACAACGGCAAGAGCTTTCACTCCAATTGCGATCTTTGCTTTCATAAGCCAGTGGCCCAGTTGGTTTCTCTAATCCAAGAAAAACCCGAAAGAGCAACTTGGTGGATAGAAATGGAAACTTACGCAAAAGAGAACTTTGCTAAAAGTGTCATCCATTTTTCTAGAGATCACCCGACATATGAAACTATGGCGAAATACTCTAGCCAGCAAAAAGATATGTTTGACCCTAATGAAGAATTAATACCCTGTTTTTGTGGAGAATGAAATGAACTTAAAAATTGAACATAAAGCCAGAGCGCACGCCCAGTTGTCAGCATCCAGAATTCAAAGAGTTATGGATTGCCCAGGCTCTGTCCGCCTCGAATCCCTCATGCCGTATGAGCCAGCAGGCGAAGCCGCTGCCATTGGCACTGCCATCCATGAGCTGTCAGAGATCATTCTGTCTGGCAAAGAAGTCCCAGCTGGTACTGACCCAGACCATGTGGCCATGGCCCAAAGCTATGCCGACTTTGTCAACAACTTGGTCGAGAATCCCCGAAAAAAGCTAATCGAGGTCAATCTCGATGAGGGTCTGAAGTCTCTGCACCCAGCGCTTGGTGGCACAGCCGATGCAGTCCTGGTCGATGGCAATCATCTTCATGTCATTGATTTGAAGACAGGCCGTGTGGCCGTAGACGCAAATGAGAACAAGCAGCTGCTGACCTATGCCCTTGGTGCGATGCGTCAATTCAAAGCGCCAAACACCATTGAATGCACCATGCACATATTCCAGCCCCGTGTTGGCCACAGCAAGTGGACAGTGTCTGGTCTACGTCTGGAGCTGCATGGCAGGCGCTTGCAGTCGGCAGCGGAATTAGCGCTCTCAGGCGATGCACCAACCAACCCAAGCGTTGACGCCTGCCGGTACTGCAAGGCCAAGACCATTTGCCCCAGTATGCGTGAGAAGGTCCAAGAGGTCGCTAGGAACGATTTCAAGCCTGACACCACTGTTACCCCTGAGATGCTAGACAACGCAGTTCTAGTGGCCGCATGGGCCGATGCAGTGCAGGCTGCCGCCAAAGAGCAATTGACCAATGGTGCGGCCATTTCCGGCTGGACCATGCGCGCAGGCCGCAAGACAAAATTCTGGAAAGACGAGGCACTGGTCATGGAAGCATTCAAAGACAACATGAGCGCATGGGAGCTGAAGTCGCCCAGTGCTGTCTTAAAACTCGGTGTCGAGGTGTCCGAAGACCTAGTCGGTGAGAAGGTGGCTGCATCTTCTCTAGTCAAAGAAAAGGCGAAGGAATAGAATTCACATCCTTGCCAAAAGAAAAGACCTGATAGCGCGTAAACGCTACCAGGTCAAAAGGTCAACTCTCATGGCAACTAACAAATGAAACCCCCAACTAAAGGAATTTCAGTGCCAATCATAACTGAAACACCCCAAAACGAGACATTTCAGCAGTCCCAGTCTGTCGCCTGCAAAATAGGCGCTGTGGCCCCCGATGCCGTCTTCTGCACCTTTGCCCTGCAAGGCTCAAAGAAAATCCCCTACAAGCGATCTGGCCAAGGTGTGGCACGGGATACAGACCCGACTGATCTATATAACGCTGAAGATGTCTGGACCATGGAAGAGGCCCCACATGGCCAGTATCTTGGCCTAGTCCAGCAGCGCCCCATCATCAGCGCATCAGGGAACTATTTGGTTTGCCTCGATGTGGACATGAAGCACGCTAGTGGCCCGACCAATGTGGCCATCCAGCGCATGGCCAAGTATGTCAAGGCCAACAATATGCTGACCGAGGTTTCTGTCTCAGGCCGTGGCCGTCATGTCTTTCTATGGGTCCAACCACCCAAAGAATCTGACCTGGTGCTGCCCAAGTACAAACTGGGTGGCGGCCAAGAGCTTGAGGTATTTGGCCTGCCAAACAGTGCCGGCAAGTCAGTCCTACTCAGTGGCAACGCTGTGGTCGGTGAATTTCAAGAGGCGGTGGACCTCTATGCCCTGCTCCAAGAGTGGGGCATCATCGAGCAGCACCAGCTGCAAGAGCCAAAGCCTGCCACGCCCTCACAATCATTTGACTTCACCCAATTAGGCTCAAGACTGGATGACAGCGACCTTGATCGTGCGGTCAAGGCTTTGCACCATATCAGCCCAGACTGCGATTACGACCAGTGGATTGAGCTGGGCCAAGCGCTGCATACAGAGTTTGGCGAGGCTGGTCTCGGCCCATGGATGACATGGTCCATGGCCGGCAACAAATTCCAAGGGACCAAGGACATTGAGACCCACTGGAAGAGCTTTCACCAGGGCAAAGGTGTTGGCATTGGCACACTGTTTAAACACGCCAAAGACTGTGGCTATGAGCCACCTACCAAACAGGCCGAAAGAAAAAGCGCGGTAGAAGACTTTGCAGCGGTGATTGGCCAAGCGCCAGTGGCCACCGATGCACCAGAAGTCAAAGGCTGGCCAGAGCGCACATTGACCATTGGCCAGATCAAACCCATCCGCTACATGGTCAAAGGCTTCTGGGCACACAGTTTCATGGTGCTGGCCGGTCAGCCTGGCATCGGCAAGACCACAGCGGTCATCAGCCTGTGCATGGTCATGGCAGGCTTACAGGCCAAAGACTGCGAACTCACAGCCACCAAGAAACGCAAAACAATCATAGTCACCGAAGACTCGGACCAAGTCGAAAGAACATTGACAGGGTATGCACGGCATTATGGGATTAGTGCTGCCTCATTATCAGACTGGTTTGTCATCATCGATGCCAAAAGGTCTAATGTTAAAGATTTATTGATGCTTGCACATAATGTAATAAATCACACAATAGATAATGTCCGGCCATTATTGGTGCTTGATACTGCAAACGCGACAATGGATATTGATAATGAGAATGACAACTCAGAAGTAGGTAGCTTTATTGCAGCCCTAAAGCAGACCATTTACATCCAACTGGACACGCCAGTCTGCATAATCACCCACACCAACAAGACCATCTCCAAGTCAGACTCAGATGCCACAGCCCGTGGCGCTTCTGCATTTACAGGCGATGCAACCCTCACCGGCATTCTGTTTGAAGATGAGACAAAGACCCGTTATATGCGACTGGTCAAGACCCGATACCAGCCCAACTTCAGAGAAATTAAATTCAACTCCGATGTCTTTGCTGACACTGTCCTTGATGAAGATGGGGATATCCAAGAGCAAATGGTGCTGCTGGTCGTTCCAGCCATGTCCTCGGAAGATGACCGAAGGCAGGCAGCCAACGACCGGCAGAACGATAAGCGCCAGCAACAAATCCAAGATGCCGCAGACGCTGCCTGCAACTTTGTCCAGTCCATCATCAATGCCAAAGGCGCTGTCATCATGCGCAGAGGGTCAGGGCGGCCAAGTGTTCCAAAAGAACTGCAATCAATGCACCAGCTGGAGTGGGCTGACATCTACCAAGCAGTGCCAATGGCCGACCAAAGCTATGCGAGAAAGGCCGTCAACGCAGCCATCTTTCAGCGCTTTGCATTGGACCAAGCAAGCAGCGGATGGGTTCAAATAAAGTAAACCGGTAAACCGGTAGTAAACCGGTAGTAAACCGGTATACCGGTTTAGATAAAGGCAGGTCTGTTGGTATAAGTGGGGGTCTTTAGACCCACTTATCCACAGGCCAATCTGGTCAGTTTTGGGATAGTGAAAAGTAAAGCGGTAAAGCGGTAGATTTCCTTTGGTCATACCGGTTTACTTTTGACCCTTTTTGGAGAAAAGCAATGGTCCAACAGTTTGAACAGTTATCCACAGGTTATGCACAATCCGACAAATTGGTCGAAGATGAGCGCGTTTTCTGCCATCAGTGCAGTAAAGCGGTAAACGTAGAGCAGCGCCTGTCTATGCCAGCAGAGCAGCTGGAAAGGCACAGGAAGGTCAACGCAAAGCCACTGCACTGGATGCTGCAAGAGGCCAAGCTGAAAAATGGATGGGCAACTGTCACATGGTCCGAACACCAGTGCGGCCAGACCGGCCTTGCGGCATTCCCGACCGACATCAAGCACCGATGCCACATGTTCCAGACCAAAGCCTCGGCAGTAGAATCCGAGGAATGGTGGTTGACGTAAAACGCAAAAGAAAAAACACTGAACACATTGACCAGGTCAAGGTGGTGCAATACTTTCGAGCGTTCTATCCGGACTGCATCATTGCGGCAATACCCAATGGTGGCGATAGAACGGCCTCAGAGCGCGTCAGATTGCATTCTGAAGGGGTATTGGCAGGGATGCCTGACCTTTGCGTTCTAGAGCCTAAAAACGGGTTTCATGCGCTATTTGTGGAAATGAAGACCAAGGCCGGTGTGGTGTCGGACAAGCAAAGCGCATTGGGTTTGCAGTTAAATGCAAAAGGGTATCGAGCAGTGGTCGCCAGATCAGCTGCCGAAGCAATCAAAACAATCGAGGATTATCTGAATGGCAAAACCAAAGAAGAGCGCAAAGACATTGAGTGAACTTGCCGACAACATTGTCGAGCGCCAGCTCACACTGCGTGACCAGGCTGCAATCGAGCGCAAAGAGATGTCAGGAATCAATAAGAAAATTCACGCATTCGGTGGTGAGGCTATGCTCTTCGACCATATCTCACAAGGGAAAACAACCGATTCAGTGATTAAGTCTCTGGACATCAGCATCGGTGGTTTCTACAAATGGATCGAAAAAGATGCGAAGCGGGGAGAACTCCTCGCACGCGCACGCACGCGAGGTGGGAGAAGTTTAGCAGAGCAGACCCTCGAAATTGCAGACAGCGCAAGCCCTCAAGACGCACAAGTGGCCAAGCTACGGGTGGACACAAGGCGCTGGCTGGCCTCTAAGCAGGCGCCAGACGAGTATGGTGACAAGCAGCAGCCCCTGGTCAATATCGACCTTGGAAGCATGGCGCTGGATGCACTGCGCAAGCGATCTGTCGTGTCACTAGACGATTCTGCATAAACGAATACCGAAGCATTCAGTCACTTTATACAATGGCCATTATGTTAAGTGGATAACTCGTTATCCACAGAATTAAGTGCATTAAAGTATTACAGACCTACTTATGCACAGGAATCTGTGGATAAGGTTGGCCAAAATCCGTGGACAAGTCGGTGGTGGTCGGCTGGCGGTCGGTGGCCGCGACCCCCCCCTTGGCCGGCTTGGCGGGGGCGACAGTGGCGGCACTAAACACCTACAAAAAAAATTTTTTAAAAAAGTAACAACTAACGCAAATTGTGCAAAAATGTCAACTCCACCAACTAAACCTAAAACCCTATGAAAACGAAGCAGGCAACAGTCACAATTGATGACCAGGAGTGGATCGTCTTAGACACTGATGAGACTAAAGACAGTAAAGTCTTCTGTGCCTTGGGCAAGCCAGACAGTACGATTGTTTGGCACACATGGGTCGACATTAACCAGATTGTGGGGATAATATGAACATCAGTTTATTAACTAAGGTCAGACATTTGTTTAATGTCGATTATGTGCCTAATAGCACGAACAGACATAATCAGCGTCAATATATTAAGGCATTAAGAATATTGGGTGATAAGTGGTTAACGCACCCACATAATAAAGTGCAGAGAATACAGTGATTATTATCTACTCAATATTAATACTCAATGTATTGATTATTGCATGGGCAATATACAGATATTCAATGAAACCAGAAGAGAGAGAAACACCACCCACTGGTCCGGCCTGTGGTCTAACACTAAGGACATGGGTCAATGAATATGATTTCATTGATAGGAAGTGTCCACCATGTCATGGGAACTGCAACCAGGGCAGAACTTGTCCGGCAAGGGTATGAAGAGTAATTTTGTAAACAATCATGTGAGATTGAACGGCAACTGCCACGGGCACAAATTGCAGCTGTGCAATAAGTGCGAAGAGAAAAAGCCGCCAGAGGGTGGTGTGCAGATGAGTCAGGCTCGGTGGATTTGTGCATCATGCTGGACCAATCGGGAGACCAGTAAGAACTTAAAGCAGATGAGGATGACATGACTGATTTATTGACAGCGCTGCATCTTAGTGTGATGTTGCTGGACCTAAAGATTCGGATGATGGAGGCGATCAATGAGGATCGGTTTGATTTGGCGATGACGTATCACTTGCTGATCTTGGTCAGGACTGATGAGCTAGATGCGCACAGATGGGCGATGAGTCCCAAGGCGTGGGCCATCTATGAGACCATTCACCCATGAGTAAAGAGAATGTGTTTGCGTTATGGGTGGAGAGGTATCAGCCGGACCCCGTGCTATTTGTGCGTGAGGTGCTGGGGGTTGACCCTGACCCATGGCAAGTGAAGTTTCTTGGGGCGATTGCCCGTGGGGATAGGAAGATAAGTGTCAGAAGTGGCCACGGGGTGGGAAAGAGTACGGCAAGCAGCTGGGCCATGCTCTGGTACTTTATGACGCGGTCTCCCGTCAAGGTGGTGGTGACTGCACCGACAAGCTCACAGCTTTATGACGCGATGTTTGCCGAGCTGAAGAGGTGGATCAATGCGATGCCTTTGCCTTTGCAGGGATTGTTGACAGTCAAGCAAGAGAGGATTGAATTCAATGCTGCACCGACTGAGATGTTTATTTCGGCTAGGACAAGTCGTGCAGAGCAGCCAGAGGCTTTGCAGGGGATTCACTCAGAGAACGTGATGTTGGTGGCCGATGAGGCTTCTGGTGTGCCAGAGCAAGTGTTCGAGGCCGCGGCTGGCTCGATGTCTGGGCATAACGCGGTGACGCTGCTTTTGGGGAATCCGGTGAGAAGCAGTGGGTTTTTCTACGACACCCACACGCGCCTGGCCGATGAGTGGACCACGTTTCAAGTGGCGTGTACTGACTCGCCACGGGTCAGTGTCGAGTACGTCAAAGAGATGGCCATGCGGTATGGGGAAGAGAGCAACGTCTACCGAATCAGGGTGATTGGTGAGTTTCCCAAGGGGGATGACGACACTGTCATTGCCATGGACCTACTTGAGAGCGCGGTGAATCGGGATGTGGCGCCAAGTGATTACGCGCCCATGCTCTGGGGCTTGGATGTGGCAAGGTTTGGCTCGGACAGATCGGCCCTCTGCAAGCGCCAAGGTAATGCTGTCACAGAGAATATCCGGACATGGAAAAATTTAGACTTGATGCAATTGACTGGCGCGGTGGTGGCCGAGTATCAGGCGCTGCCACCGAGTCAGCAACCGAAAGAGATTCTGGTGGATAGCATTGGACTTGGCGCTGGGGTGGTGGACCGGCTCAGAGAGCTGGGCCTGCCGGCCAGAGGGATCAATGTGAGTGAATCACCCGCGATGGGTGGGACTTACAGGAATCTCAAAGCAGAGCTTTGGTACAAAGCAAGGGCGTGGCTGGAAGCGCGGGACTGCAAGATGCCAAAGGATGAGGTCTTGATTGCTGAACTGGCCACAGTGCGGTACTCATTTACCAGCAACGGCAAGATCGCCATTGAGGGGAAAGACGAGATCAAGAGGCGGGGCCTGCCAAGCCCTGACAAAGCCGATGCCTTTGTCCTGACGTTTGCGTCTGACGCGATTGCAGGGATGTACGGGTCAAGTGGATCAGGAAAATGGTCTCAGCCCCTGCGCAGAAACCTAGTCAGGGTTGCATAATTCGGGTATTGACAAACCAATGGGGGAAACCTATGAAGGCAATGAGTAAAGCGCAAAAGAAGGTCGGCAAGGTAATGGGCGAATTTGGCTCTGGCAAGCTGCACAGTGGCAAGGGTGGGCCAGTGGTCAAGAACCCCAAGCAGGCAATTGCCATTGCCATGTCTGAGGCAAAGATGCCCATGCGCGGTCAGCGCACGGCAAAGAACAAGGCGAAAAAATAATGGCCACTTTAAAACGCACCATGGACCAGGTCATGGACAAAGAAGAGGGCGAGGACATGAGCGCAGGCGAGAACTGCCCCATGCCCACGCAAGACATTACCCTCAACCTAAAAAACCGCGCCAAGGCGATCACCAGCGCGGCCTATGGTCCTGAGAATCCCAAACTGCCAAACGAGGCTTTTTGGCGTAAGAAGTCAGACCAGTGGGATGTGAGCATTGAAGACTCAAAGAAAAGCCTATGCGGTAACTGCGCGGCATTCAATGTGTCTGACAAGCTCAAAGAGTGCATTGCCCAAGGCATTGGCATGGAAGCCGACCCATGGGGAACGATCAAGTTGGCCGATCTGGGTTACTGCGAAATCTTTGACTTCAAGTGCGCAGCGAGTCGCACTTGCGATGCATGGGTGGTGGGTGGTCCCAATACGGGTGAGCAAGAGGGTGAAGAGGACTATGAAGAGGGAGAAGATGAAAGCCAAAGCTAAATCAAGTGTGAACGCGGCTGGTAACTACACCAAGCCGACCATGCGCAAAGCCTTGTTTGAATCCATCAAGGGGCGTGCGGTGCAGGGTACGGCAGCAGGCCAGTGGTCAGCCAGGAAGGCACAACTCTTGGCCAAGTCTTACAAAGAAAAAGGTGGAGGCTACAAATGAAGGCTTCACAGCAATCCCTTAAAAACTGGGGCGATCAAAATTGGAGAACCAAAAGTGGTAAAAAATCTTCTGTCACGGGTGAGCGATATCTACCAGAGGCTGCTATCAAAAGTCTCAGCCCTAGCGAGTACGCTGCGACAACACGCGCAAAACGCATGGGCAAGGCTGCGGGGAAACAATTTGTAAAGCAGCCCAAGTCAGTGGCCAAAAAAACAGCGGGGTTCAGATGAAGACACCAGCCTGGCAGCGTAAAGAGGGCAAGTCACCCTCTGGCGGCTTAAATGCCAAGGGTCGGGCCAGTGCGAAGGCGCAGGGCATGAACTTGAAAGCGCCAGTCAAGTCTGGCGATAACCCAAGGCGTGCATCATTCTTGGCACGCATGGGCAATATGCCTGGGCCTGAGATGAAGGGCGGTGAGCCGACCAGACTGCTGTTGTCTTTGAAGGCGTGGGGCGCAAGCTCCAAGGCCGATGCCAAGGCCAAGGCGGCTGCAATATCTGCAAGAAATAAGGCAAAGAAATGATTTGTCCGATTGTCATTGCCACTGTCAAGGGCCATGGTCTGGCCGTGCTGCTGGAATCCATCAGGCAATACGCGCCAGAGTGTCCGGTTTATCTGCGCGGCCCAGAGTCTGTCATTGAGCATTTTGATGCCGATTACAAAATCTATGGCCAGCCAAGGAACTTTGGCGAGGACTACAACGAGGTGATTGAGGCAGCGCTCAAGGACTGGTCATCATGCATTGTGGCCAATGACGACATTGTGCTGACCCCCACCAGCGTGAAAGTGCTGATGGAAGATGTGGCCATTGTCAGGACCATGAACAGCTACAAAGCGGGGTGGGTGGCGGCTCGAAGTGATGCGGCAAGGTCTGGCCAGAATGTGCGCATTTGCCAGCCTGGTGAGCGATTGAGCTTCTACAAATTCCCGTCTGAGGCCCACATTAAATTGGTCCAAGAGGTCAGCCCAATCTTTGCATGGATATCAAGTGACGCATTTGAAGAGGCAAAGTTTCCCCCTCTGAATTGGTACAGTGACGATGTGCATTGTATGGACTTAATCCAAAAAGGCTATGGCCACTATGTGAGTGCGAGCTATGTTCACCACATTGGCAGCAACACCATTGGCATGAATGCCAAGCAGCTGCATGAGGATGCAATGCCATGGCTCAAAGAGAATCGACCCGAATATGCGAAGGCATGGTTTGATTGATGTATTTGCGGTGGCCTATGAGCGCACCAATGAAATGCGGGTGTTTGTCCAGTCTTGGATAAATCAGAGCGCAGACAACTGGCGACTTACAGTCATTCACGATGGGCCAAGCACTGAGTTTGAGCAGGCAATGCGGCCACTGGCCAAACAGATGCCAGAGAAAATCAAGTATTTTTGTACAGAATCTAGATTCAACGACTACGGGCATTCTTTGAGGCAGATTGGGATTGAGCAGGCCACGGGCGATTATTTGCTGCTGACCAATGCGGATAATTACTTTATCCCAAGAGCAGTAGAGATTTTGAACGTGGCCACTGGGCAGCCTGATGTCATTTTGTTTGACATGGTGCATTCCCACAACCGGCCTGGCGGTAGAGATTTGCCGCCTTATTCTTACTTTGAAACAAGTTATAAGCGCAATTCAATTGACATAAGCGCTGCAATTGTGAAGACAGACAGAGCTAAAAAAGTTGGATTTCGAGACAAAGGCTATGCTGGAGATGCGAGTTATTTTGAAGATATCTTGCTAGATGACCAAGATATTTTGGTGGTAAAACTGCCGCACATCCTGTTTGTTCACAATTAAAATTGATCTAAGCCATATATAAGGATTTTTGCATGAGTCATCAGCAGCAACTTAGTTTTGTGGCCAGTGTCAAAGACCAATTCCCAGAATACTTCAGCCAGACCAAGGTCTTGGAAGTTGGCTCTTTGAACATCAACGGCAGCGTCAGGCAGTTTTTTGAGAATCCAGACAAATACATTGGCTGTGACTTGGGCGAAGGCCCAGGGGTGGACATTGTGTGCCGAGGCCATGAGCTGCTATACCCAGACGGAATGTTTGATGTGGTGATCTCATGTGAGTGCTTTGAGCATGATAAACACTGGGAAAAGACATTCCAAAAGATGATTGACTTGGCGCGGGATGGTGGTCTGGTGATTTTCTCCTGTGCCACAATAGGCAGACCAGAGCATGGCACGAGTCGGGCATCACCGGTAGACGCGCCATTTACAAACGATTACTACCAAAATTTGAAGGAAGAAGATTTCAATGACTTCAAGTCTTTCTTCAAACAATACAAATTTGGCCAGTGCCTTAGTGCAAAAGACCTATATTTTTGGGGATTGAAATGAACGATATTGAAAACCTATCCACCGACATTGCAGCCACCGAGCCAATGGATGATGCAGAGCTGCAAGCGATCATCACGCAAGACCTGACCGATGCGGTGAGCTATGTGGACAGTGATCTGTCCCCCACACGCGCCAAGG